ATCACCACTGTTGGTGAAATTACAACTGGCGGTATTGTGACAGAGAAGTAATTATCAGAAGACGGCACCAATGTTAACCAACCATCAAACTTCGCAGCCAATACTGGCGGAATAACTGCAGTATTTTTTGTAGCAGAAGTTTGATTGTTTATGATCATCTCACTAGAAGGAATAGACCACATTGTTTTTCTTGAGTGCGTAGGATCATCAGGCTTCGTATATGATTTATCATATGGAACTAAATTAATATTAGTTGTTTTGCCATATGGCTTCAACGCACCGTTTTCAATTGAACACTTGAAGTCTGGACTTGATGTGTCACCGACTGCGAATCCACTGAAATTATCTACAAGAATGCCATATTTTTCTTTCTGTGTGGCATTATCTTCGTAGAATAGAGTAGAATCCTTTGCCTTTGTTTCTGCCAAAGACAATGCAGAGTAATATTCAACATTCTTAATTCTTTGCTCAAGTTTACCAATATCACGCATTGTGTAACGACGATGATCCATCGCCTTTACGGTAATATCTTTTGCAGAATTTGTATATGCAGGAATATCTAACGTAAACAATGTCATTGCATCAGATAGATCTGCTGGATATTTTGGATTTTTATCTGCAATACCACTTATGAGTTTTAATTCTTTTGAAGAAGTGACAACAATTTTATCTTTTCTTGGCACATAATATTCATATGTCATTTCCATAGATTCATATGGAAGTGGAATGCGAGCACCAAAGAATGTATTTGCAGTTGTACCTAGTGTTCTCGTTGGTCTAAAATCAATACAATCGCGTAATGGGAAACTTGTTTTATCATTTGATTTAAACACTGGAATCTCACCATTATCATATTGTGTCGAAGGATATGAGTCAACGTTAAAATATCCAGCAGTTGTGGAATGATCGTAGTATTCCAAAATCACGACTGTTTGTCCTCTTGGCGGATTTCTACCAGCCTTTAGAACAAGTTTTGAGTGATCGTAGTATTCTGACGTTTGACCTGGATCTAAGTAAAAACTTTGAGTTACGTCAATCACATTCGTAGAATTTGGAGCATATGAAACACTACCAGAATCATAAACTTTAACCAATCTATAAACATCAGGAATAAACAATGATGTATTACCACCTGGTGTTTTATTAATGATTGATGTATCCGTGTACCAAACTCTACCATTAGCAGAGTCAATGTAAATACTAGTACACCCGCTCACTGATGTTGCTTGACCACCTGTGTAATTTGCAGTAGCAGTTAGAGTTGTATTTGCAACGTTTCCTTTTACAACCTTTAGGCGACGATTATAATCTTCTGAATTGTCCATCTTCACACGAACATAAATGTCAGCAGTGAAAGATCCACCTAAACCAGAATTAATTGTAAGACCAGTGCTTGAAGTGCGTGTAATACTCGTTGGAGTAATAATATCGCCGACGCTCGCACCACTTGCTGTACCAATGCTTCTAACCACAATAATAAAATTTTGACTGACGAGTGCAGAAGATAAGGTGCTGCCATCTGATCCATAATCAAGAACTTCATTATTTGTTAATGGTAATGATAGGATACCACTGGCGTTGAATGATTGTGATGCGAAGAATCGATTCGTAACATAATCTGCATTATCGATTGTTCCATTAGCAATTTGCGCCTCTGGTAGTTTAAAGATTAATGTTCTGCGATTTGAGTCATATACGATTGTTCCACCTGCAGTATCTTTACTGTTATTTGAAACATTCATAGAAACATTAAATGCAGTTTTAGTTGAAATTACATCAACAAGAGAATCAATATCTTTAGTGCTGTAAAGCAATGCAAAAGTTTGTCCAGCTCCAATCAAACCTGTGAACGGTAGATCAACCACGCCAACTCTCGTTGATGGGTTATATGAAACAATTTTACGCACATCGCCTGCAGAAGAACCAGAAGTTACTCTAACAGAAACGTTAGCATAAGCATCTGCGAGATTTGAATAGTTTACAGGGAAATTAATGGCTAGAGTATTTGCGCCTGTAGAACCCGCTGTTACAGTATTTGATTCAAGAGCCACATCGCTCAAATAGATGATATACTCTGCTCCTGAATTACGAGTAATATGTTTAAGTTTTGCATTACCCATATAAGTTGCATTGTATGTAATAGAATTTGTTGTGTTAATACTATTCTTTGGGACACAATGCAATTCGAGTGTAGTTAGACTTGCAGTATTTGCAAATCCATTTGCAGAGCCAACAACAGAATTTGCATACAAATAATTACCATACTCTAGAGACAAATCAAAATCTGTTGAAGTCTGTTTTGTTCTTGCCTTTGGTCCTTCAATTCTTTGTGGACCGATTGATTCATATTCAAATCCCTTAACATATGCCTTTCCAGGTTCAACGATAGCGATAAAGTTGGTTGAATTAGCAGTGTTTGCTTCTAGCGAGAGTTTGAATGGAGTTACTGTGTAGTCTCCAGATTCGTCATAGGTTCGGCGAGCAAGAGTCTTCTCAAGTTCAGAATAAATTGGATACTTAACTTGTTTTGTGATTACGCCATTTTCAATACGAAGAAGTTCAAAGAACTTGGTGTCGTCTGCTGAATTAATAGTACGTTTTGTCAACTCAAGATTGAATTGATAACGATGAGCACCAGGAGCTTGATAGTTGAATGAAGCCTGTGCTGGATCAAGAAGATTTGCGTCTGCACTTTCATCAACAATCTTTTCAACAATCTGCAATCCAACCTTATAAGATGGTGTGCTTCCATATGCATCAAGCACAATCGATTGTTCTGCAACCTGAACAAAGAATCCATCAACATAGAAAACTCCAGGCTGAATAGACGCGACAGATCCAAATCCAGTTGCTGCTGCAGCTAATAATTTTGCTTCCGTTCCGCCAGATTCTGCATTTGAAATAACTTCATTATCTGAGAATTTTGTTCCTCTTAAATACTTTAACATGAGAGTTGGATAAGTTAAAGTATCGTCAGACGCTATAACTCTTGCGCGGATTTTTGCAGTTCCAGAGACGTTACGGACTACTGCATCAGCAAAGTCTTCAACATCAACGTCAGCTCCGTTATAAGTAGTTTGTAACTTAATATATGGCACATTTAAATCATAAGTGATCTGACCGCCGAAAACTGGAGATCCATTTTGAAAGATATGATCACCGAACTGCTTAATTTGATTCTGAATTATACTTTGAATTTGCGTTAGTTCACGAGCCTGAACTGCATAACCAGGTCGGAATAGAATACGCATGTAGTTTTCTTCCTTGGCTCCATTGGAGGCTTGGAAGTCGTCGTAAAATGGTTCTACATTAAAATCTGTTGCCATGAGTTATATTCCTAAAACTTTAAAACAATTTTAAATTGCTGGTTCTCTTCGGGGTCGCGACTAATTGCAGTAGTATTCTGAATATACAATAATTCTCCAGAATACAATTTTAAACCTGGACTTTCAGAAGCAATCACTGTTGCAGTTGCTCCAGAGTTTGCGCCTGTAATAGAGAATGAATTTGCAACGTTAATAGTTCCATCATTAATGATATTATTAACATACAATATATCATTCACGCTGTCATAGAAATCAGCAAGTGCTGTTAAATTAGCAGCTGCTAGATTAGCACCAACATAAACGCTCTCTCGATGCAAAAACGTTCCAGTTGGAATGACTAAGGAATATTTAGTTGTCGCTCTATAAACCGAAGCCAGAGCATTAGTGTTCGAGGTTGCTTTTGGATCTTTTAAAAGACCGATTTGTCTATACTGACTTCCCCCACCGCCTTGTGTCGGAATGGTATCGTTTTCATCACCCTCAATTGCGACACTAATCATTAAAGATGAAGCGCCGAGCTCGCTTGCCACGTTAGAACCATGACCGCCTGGAGGTCCAATAATGGCTACTAAGTTTGCATTTGCTGTGCCAACAATTTTATTTTCGTCGATAAGAGATATCGTTGCCCTACTATAGTTATTTCCACCAGAAATAACCGTGTAACCAACTATGTTACCACCATTAACGCCAGTGGAGTAAGCATTTACACGAATATTTGCCCCTGTTCCATCACCATTAACGGTGACAATATTTAAAAAGTTATTACTAATATTCGCATTGAACCCCGCACCTGCAGTTACGATTTTAATAATATCAATTCTACCAGCAACTGCACTATCGACAACGTTGGTTTCAACGACTACAGGCATATAATTTGTGGTAAAAAATCGTTCTTTTAGTCCTGGTGGGATCTTATACATATACTTCCATCTGTATCCATCAGAAGTTTCAATATATGGATTTTCTGGTAATTGACCGCCAAGATCAATCTCAGGCATCACAGTCGAGGATGTATTCGAATTGTTGAACAAGCACTTAAAGATTTGATCTTTTGTGTTTCGAACGTAGAATTTATTATCATAAGCAATATTTGCAGAATTGGCTCTTGCAAATAAATCTAAATCTTGAGTATATTCAACATAAGTTGTCCCAGTAGTCCAATCTACTCGAGGAATTACAAGATTCATATCTGCTGCAGTGATTCTCTTCATTGCGACCATGTCATTCCACATGCTGTAAAACGAATTTGAAGATTCTATAAGATTCGGTACAGCATCACCGTTTGCCCACTGCTGCGATCTTCCAATTGTCAAATAGACTTTTGCAAGGTCTGATGCAACGTAATGCTCAAAGGCGCGAGCATTTAAAATTCCGAAATTTCGAGTAAATAAAGATGACATGTTAGGTCCTCAAGTTCTTATAATCTCATAATCAACATTACTATACTGAGGGATAATCTCATAGACCAAAGCTGGGGCTATTTGTTTTCCGTAGTTAGTTTCGCTTGTAGTATCAATTGTAAGGTTAGTTGTATTTGTAATACCAGTACTGCTATTAAGAGTCACCACATTTCCGAATATTACATTAATTGTCTTGACAAGTAAAGTTCCATCAATGTTAAGTCGAATTTTGTCGGATGTATCTAAGAAACTAGAGACAGCGTTTGTATTTCCTTTGATAACAACACTCGCATTTCCTGTTGAAATGTGCAATCTTCCTTCTCCAATAATCGTACAAGAACTTTCAATATTTAGAGAATTATTATTAGCGATTGAAGTAATTGTCTTGACGAAGAATCGATTCGTATCAGACGAATTAATTATAATCATATCGCCAACATTTGCAACTGTATCAAATACCTCACCACCACTACCTATGACTGTTGATGAATCATATTCGATTGAACACTTTCCAATGAAAGAGTTAGTTGCCAGCACAATTGCATGCGCGTTGATGACAATCGCAGGTTCAGAGGAATACGATTCTGGAATAACATGAGTCGGAAGCAGTTTTGTTCCTGTTGGATGTATCGTATCAAATACAGTTTTCTTATAGGTATCATAACTTTCTTCTGAATATAAAGAATAAGAATAGTTATGAAACTTTCGACTATCTTGGAAGTGTTGGTCTGAACTTAAATGACCATCACTGTTTAGATAAAATCCATTGTAGCGAATCAATCCATTTAAAAACTCTGCATTTGCTTTCGCGCGTCCATTACCATATTGTCTTGGATACAAAATACCGTTTATATTTGCATTTGAAATAGTAATACCAGTATTGTGAACGTTTAGATAAACCCCAGTCGCATTTGCTCGAGTAATGACAATGTTTGCCACGTTAGGCGAACCAGAATAATCAAAGATACGAAGAATTGAGTTATTCGAATACACTGCATCAACTGTTCCTGTGAATACTTTGCTGCTTGGCGTACCTTGGTATATGACGTCATTTTCTTTAATTGCTGCAATGTTAGTTGTATTTCCACTTATAAACAAATCATAAATCTTCAGTGAGACATTAGGCTTTGTAATATAGTCAGATCCACGATTTGATAACACGAAATCGATAATTTCTCCACGCGCAGAAGTCGTCGAGGTTAGTTCTTCGCCATCACCCAAAAGAATAACGTTTAAATTTGCGCCTGTTCCAGCACCACCAGCAACTGCAGTTGGAGGATAAACATATCCCTCGCCTCTGTTCGTAAACTTAATTTTTGTTATTGTTCCAGATATATTCACCGCTTCGACTTGTGCAGCTGCACCTACACCAGTTCCATAAAAATAAATTGGATCATTATTTGCATATCCAGTGCCACCATTAATGATTTCAATAGCGCCAAGAATTCCCATAGCGGAAATTAATGGGCGATTATCCATTTGCAAACGTTTGTTTAATATGTTCGAACTAGTAATATTCGTTTCAAACGGACGTTCTAAAAATACTGTTCTTGTTGCGCCGTCATAATCAACGATCTTTCTGAAATGATTTTCAATTTTAATTCTTCTACCAACGTAATAATCATCTGCCGATGAAAAGTCGCTGCTTAATCTAAAAGATGCATTTATGGTATTGTATGCATTAAAATCACCAGGATTAATATTGACAAATCCTAAAGAAGATAGATCACTTTCATATAAAGATAACACATCAAAACTGAGGTCATCTTCATATCCACCACCGCCAGTTACGACTGAAGTTGTGACAATCGGATATAAATTAAATGATTCGAATGACAACGCACCACCGATTCTAGAATCGAGAGATGTTGTTAATTGTAAATAACTTGTAGCATCTAATGTTGTGCTTAATGTTGAATTTGCATTTAATTTTTTATTGTAAGCTGGTGCGCTGAATGCTGAGGTGACAGTTAAATGATCAGCGTTTGTAACTGTATCAATTGTTCGCGTTTCGCCATTTACTTCAATATTTTTTCCAGAAGTAAGATAATTATAGAATCCTGGAGAGCCTGCAGTAAAATTTGCTTTATTAATTTCTGATAAATTTGCAGTTACGGTGACACCAGAAACATTTACAGTACCAACAATAGAGGTGAATGTGTTTATCACAGCCATCCCATTAGATCCATAATAATCAGAGATCACAACCGTATTGATTTTCGACTGCAATCCATTTGATCCTGTGCCTTCTACGACCTTTATAACATAATTGTTATAGTAATCGTTTGTAGTATTTACAGATGGACGACTTGACAGGTTTACTGTTGTTTGTGTTGATCCAGCAGCATTTGCATAAAACAACGTTGTAAACGCAGAATTAGCAAAGTCCATGTCACTCGCATAAAGAGGAGTGTCGGCTTTGAGTGATAATCCATCAGAGGAATATGTGACTTTTATAGTTTTTGCAACACTTGTATCAAGACCAGATACAACTGCATTTCCTCCTGCACCATTGCCCGTTCCATCAAATAATCCTGTATATAGATTTTTAGTTATGATATCAATGATTGTATTTGGTGAGGTTCTAAAGCCATAACCACCTTTTACAACTGTAACACTTTCTAGCGTGGATACAGTAACGTTGCCAACTGTTGCGACAGCCTTTTGTCTTGTAAGAGAATTTAAATTTTGACCACCGCTAATTACAACTGGATCACCAGTATAATATCGTTTTCCTCTTCTTCGAGGATTGATTCTAATATTTGACAGGCTACCAATAATTGTCTCTCTAAAAACTTGAGAATTGCCATTTTCATCGACATATTGAACTTCTAAAAATTCGTTATTATTGAAAACTCTGGTAATGCTGGAAACATAAACTTCATAGATCTCATTGTTTGTTGCAAGGTCAATCGTCTTATATGCTCGTTCAATGATACATGTTGCCTTTGATACTGAGCCAACGCCTTTAAGACCTTTAAGTAGATTTAAATTGACTGATTGATTTCCGATAGATGATGTCAAACGAAATGCTTGTGGTTGAACCCACTTACCATCTGAAGCCTTAAAGATTTGAAGTTTCGGAAAGTAAATTTCAAGATCTTTGTTGTACAAGATTCGAAATAAAAATTTGAATGAGTCGGGTGTGCCTTTTTTATTATAGAAATCTCTTGCAGATTTGATAATTCTTTCAGTCGACAACTCTGATTCTTCTGGAAACGAAGGTAGAATCTTTGTTCTAAAATACTTGAGTAGACTTTCTCGTGTTAAATCAATGTCATAGTTATCTGTAAACGTTTTAAGTTCATAGACAGGATTTCCTGGTTGTTCCAAGAACTCATAATATCTTTCAAGAAATTCAACGAATACAGGATAGTCTGAGCGAATGAACTCAGGTAACTGCGAATCAATAAGTGTTGAAACTCTATTTAAACTTGACATATTAACTTACTTTTAGCATATCAATTGTAACTTGTGATTGATTGTCAATGTCTAGCGTAATAATTGTATTTCTTTCTGAATTAAACAATGTGTTCTTTGGTGTTGCAAAGAACTTAATTGTCTTAAATGCATCGATAACATCTAATGGATTAAATTGCGATAATGTTATAATACCTTGTTGATAGTCAATTGTGCCAGCATCTTCAGAGAAGATGATCTTAATGTTATTGTTGTCGAAATAATAGGATCGCAATTTGCCTGTTGTGTTTTCAATTATAGGTTTAAGAATAACGTTTTCAAGTAATTCATCATCCTCATCGTATGCTTTGATTGCAGCGGTCGAATAATCAGACCCTGTTTTATCAACATTAACAGAAGTAATTTTACCGTTTGTTACAACAGCTTTGAGAGATGCACCAACACCATCTCCATTTACTTGCAATCTTGGAGCAGTAATTAGATCAGAGCCACCTCTAATAACTTGCACTGCTGATATACCTGTTGATGATAGAGGTGATTCTTCAAAATAGAATTCACGAAGAATGCCCTCGTTATCATATGCAGTGTATGCTGGGCTTGATCCAATGCGATCGGCACCAGTTGAACGTTTTAACTCTGTGAAAAATTTGATAACGTAATTTCTAGAAACACCCAGAACAGGTGTTAATCGTTTTTCAATTTTAACATCAATGTCATTACTTACAATTGAAGGATGAGCCATATCAACATCATGCATTAATCTTGAAATCTTGAAGTATGAGTTAAATTGATCAAGATAAGTATTGGCATAATTATTAATTCTACCACGAACTAATGATGAAAGTTCCCCTGGAGTTAAAGTTGTGGCTGTTGGATCATAGGTCACACGAACATTTAAATTTAAGAAATTAAAATCTGGATCAACAAATTCTGGCGTTACAGTTAGAATGCTGATTGGATTTATGATTTCTCTAATGATATAATCTTTTTCGGTTCTAGAAATTTCATATCCAGCAGAAGGTTTTGCAGAAACAAATACCTTTCCATAAATTGGCGGAACATTTTCTTCTCCACCCCAAACATTAACTGCTTCGAAAGATGGATAACGTTGCTGAATCAATGCAATATAATCGTTCTTTGTAACAGCGCGACCACTTGATGCAAAAGTTTTTGGTGCGAGCGCCTTAATTGTTTCAATTGATTCAATTCCTGCGCCACCTGCCGCAACTTGATCGACAACAATCGTTCCTTCGGAAAGTCCACCAACTGAATCGAGAAGTTTAAATGATTTGGCTTTATTTGCAGTGGCGCCATTACTAATCAAATATGTGACAACAACGATGTTTCCGTCTGAGAGTTTTTTACCAAGAATTCCACTACCGAAATAAATTTTATAATTTCCGCCAGAAATTTCATCGATATAGAACACATTACTATTTGCAGTCACTGTTGTGGCATCGGCTGCATGTGTAAACGTTTGTTGTGACAAATCAATTGAAGATGTCTGAACAATAACTTCAATTGTAGAAGTGTCAATATTTTTATCCATCAATTTAAATTCTTGCAATGAATTTAATTGTTCACTGTAGGTAAACACTTGAGTGATTGGTGTTCCCTCATAGATATTTAAATCGCTAAATGTAAAGGCATTACCTGATTTTTGTACAGTAACTTCATCTAAATTGGTGAAGGTATAATTGATTCCATCAACGGCTGAAGAGGAAAACTTAGTAAACTTTGGTAATGTAAGCGAACTAATTGCACCAACCCCAGGATTGTTTGCAAGCGTAAAACTTAGATCAATACGAGCTGCAGCACTACGAACCGAAGAGGGTGTGTAACCGAGCATTTTAGCATGAGATACTACAGAATCTCGAAGAGCAGCACTATCCAAGAACGACTCATTTGCAATCATATTCATATAGAATGAGAGATAATGAGTATTGTAGGAGAGTAGATCAATCAATTGCGATAGTGTGGAACCTTCGAAATCATAATCCGCAAAGGTGCTTTGCGACTTTAGAAAATTCTTGAGACTTGCCTTAATTGTAAAGAAGTCTGGCTCGGATATTACTAGTTTGCTTTCGACATTAGCCATTTTATCTTAACCTTTGCAAAAATAAAGCCGTTGTAATTGGTTTAATCGAATTTAGAAGGTAAAAACGAATCGTTACATTAAATCCGTTTTCTTCTATATTCGGAACAACATTTACAAAATCAATCTTAGCTCTTGGCTCATAATTTGTGAGACTCGTGATGATTTCTTCTTTGATGTTCATCGCGGTCATATCGTCTAGGGGTTCAAAGAGTTGAGAAAATACATCGCTCCCGAACCTTGAAGAGAAACGACGTTCGCCGAAATTGGTCATAACAATATTTCGAATTGCTCCTGCGATTGCATATTCGTTCGTTTTTAACGATACATCTTTCGTCACTGGATGCTTACTAAAATTCAGATCCAAATCAGAATATACGCGAGCAGCTCTTTCCATTTATACACCTCTAAATGATTATTTATGTCTTAGATGGACGAACAATTGCAACGATCGGACACCCACCATCATTAGTAATCGATACGTCACCAATACGACCGTCTCCAATATCAAATCTCGGCTCAGGGGTTTGAGAGCCGCCAACGAACGACAACACATTATTTTTATTTTGATACACGAAATTTACATGGTCGTTTGCCCAAAGAGCGATATCTCCTGTCTGAGCGTCTTGTGGTTTAATACGAGTAAAGCGATAATCATCAAATCTACGTTCGATATCTCGAGAGTAAGGTGTTTGTACATATCGATAGCCATTTTGTTTTAAACCATAATTTATAAATGCCATATCCCATACTGTTTGATCGCTTAAAGTCCAATACTCTCTAGAAAACCCCAAATTTCTCCATAAATCAATAATGTTCGGATTTGATGGTTGTGAGGTGCCCGTAAGTTCTATCCCCGTTTCTCTCCAATAACCATTAGAGGCAAGAGAAAGTTGTTTATCTAACCACTGCGATATGCTCGCAGTTTCATTCAAATAAATTAAACTCTCTCCAACCTGACTCTTCAAAATTAAATCAGAACCAGATCTCGGTGACTGAGGAATATATCTCTTTACATTCTTATATTGTGATAGGAACTCATAAGGATTTTGAAGATATTTTTGCAAAAAGTCGTTATTTTGTCGATTTATATCGTCACTTAAACGTATCGTTCTATCGTTTTCTAGGAATTTTTGAGCTGCTGTAGGTGTTCCTCTTCTCGGAGCAGTAAACAGATCATGCGATGATTCACTGAGTTGTTTGGCGCAAATAGAAAGCGTATTTGCTTTAACTCTAAAAGTATCTCCAACAGAAAAATTAACATTACCGCTCACAGAAGCATTTAAATCATTTTCAATTTG